CACCATGGCCGCCCTTGGCCCGAAAGTTGTCAATAACGTCTGGCGTATCGTCAATCATAAAGCTATCGTTGGATGCGTACCCTGCTTTAAACCGACGACCAGGAACAATGATAGCAGGGTACGGAATACCATTACTACACAACCATTCGATCTTTTGCAATTGTACCATACCATGGTAATCAAATCCACCAGAAGATGTCAAAATAGCAATCTGTACATTTTTGAGTTTGCTCAACGCTTCTAGCAAGTCATCACAACCAGGATACTTGTCGAGGTTGGCAAAATGTCGGTCTTCACAGAACTGCTTCCACAGTCTGCCATACTCGCCCTTTTCCTTCTGTTCGCGGATAACTTCTCGAGGGGTGCGTCCAAACAGTTCCTTGTAGCGTTTACCGAAATCGGTAAGCACTCCGTCCATGTCTACATAAATCTTTTTCATTATTTGAATAAATCACTTAGCGATGTTGATACTTCTACGGAAGTGTTTGCTTCGACGATCGCTTGTTCTACTTCCCAATCTTCGTCAAAGATACGGTTAACCAACTCAAACAAATACGTGCGGTCGATTGGCTTACCTTCTTGCCTAATTAAATCAAGAATTTGACGGAAGTATGCAGCATCGACGCCAGTCAGCTGTTCCTGTAATACAGTAGGATCGTCAAGGTCGAGCTTGCTAATGTCGTATGCGATTTTCAACATTTCGCCAGCCGTGATTGTCCATCCACGTTTGATGAACTTCTTAATACGGAAGATCGAACAGATTGGATACAACGAACCAACATACTTCAACTCACGTGCAAGGATAGATTCGAGTGCTGCTTCGTTGAATACAACACCAGTGTCTTCTGTGAAGTAATTTGTGGTGTGAACGAAATCATAGTTCTTATGAATCTCATTTGCAGGACCAACAAACCGCAGTACAATCTGGATCTTATCAGACAGCGTAATAGCGTTCGTAGTAATTGCTAGTGCTTTGTATTTGCCAGTGTCACGAGAAGCCATTGCATCCAAATATGATGCTGACTTTGATGCACCATCTGCATACTGCTCGAAATATTCATACTTCGTCTGATCCATATCCTCACCAGCAACGCCAGCAGATTGGACTTTGATCTCTACGCGGCCGCCTTCTGGCGGCACAGTAACGATAGGCGTCTTAGTACATTCGTTGTCGGGCGTAGGCAAACGGCTGATGTAATAGTTTGCTAAGCGAGCAGCGACAGCGGTATCATCCAAATACACATCGTAGTCGTTCGGCAAGTCACCTAACAACATAGAGGTGATTGCACCACCTGTTACGATGTAATGCTTCCTGACTTCATCGCGCAACTCAATATCGTCAATCGACGCAAGCCAACCCTTAATCTTGTTGCGGATTGTTTGTTCGATTGTCTTGCGCTTGAATCCGCGCTTCACTGTCGAGGTCGATTCCATAATGTTCTTTCAAAATCAATTTAATATCATAAGCATAAATGCTAGCCACACTTTCGGCAACGCCTGCATGTTCAAAACGGCGTGCCAGGAATACTAGCATGTCTTTCGGATTGCGCGCAACTGGATCGTTACATCCACAATCACAACCTTCTCTAATTCTAGCCATTAATCAATATCCTATTCAACTGCGGTTTTAGTGTCTGAACCCAATGTCGCTCACGTACCAGAGCATCTTCCCAGCTCAGCTTAGACTCTACTAACTGGTACATGAATGTGTGCTCGCCATACTTTTTAATATTAGCGTACAGCGGAAGATGATCGTGGGCACCATGACGGCTCCGAGCTCTGTGTGCTAACATCCGAGCATGAGCACATTTTGCGCGCCCAATGTAGAACTCACCTGTTGTGGTGTTAGTGAGTTTGTAGATTACTTGCATTGGTTTCATTACCACATCTCACAATTCTCACCCTGCAAATCAGAGTAGTATTCATCTTCACTCTCGCGCACATCCATCTCGCACATATCGCGTAGATCTTTCGTACAATGCTTGAACTCGATTGTATCGTACATCCACACGATATATGAAGGGTCATACTCTGCAATCTCTTCCGGAGTACGCCCTCTATACTTTCCGAACGTCAAGCGCTTGCTATCAATATCGAATTGGTTCATTACTTTTCACCTAGCAAATATTTGTTAGAAATAGCCTTGAACGTCATGCCGCCATCGACTTGTTTAAACACAATGCCTTCGCGTTCGACATTAGCAAGCTCAGACTTATATTCAGCCATTGCCAACAATTGTTCGACACCATGCTCCAACACAAATCGCGTAGCGATAACAGGCACATGGTCGAGACCCATACCATCAATCAATACGCGGCGGGCATCGGGAGTGAGGTATTCGCCACCCTGGACGGCATATACATCAAACACACGGAACTGTGTATCATTCAACTTGTAGATGTTACCTTGGATGCCAGGACCGATCAACTCACCTTGGATAGCCAGGCCACCCATTGCACCAAGTGCACGCATCTTTTCTTCAATACCCAGACGACGAGCAATTGTCCAGAATGCGTTGCCTTCTGTCTCCTTCAAATCCAGGTTACGAGAGCAAACACCAAACTCATCGTTGATCAAGTAGCAGGTCATAGAAGAACCTTCTAGCTTTTCCGTCACTTCGAATTCAAGACCTCGAGCTGCAGCAATTTCCTTCTTCAGGTTTTGAGCACGTTCTTGATCAGTCTTCGGAATCAGAGACGGGAAGTTACCACGACATACGCCAGCCAGCTGCGCATTGATTGGCTTTTCCCACTTCTTGATGTTCAAGATTTCAGTCAAATCTTCATCTTCAGACCAATGTGGTTTTGTGGTGAAGAATTTATCGATCTCAGCCAGAGGCATTAGCAAACCTTGAGACAACTGACCACGTAGCTTGATAGTCTTCAGACGTTCACCCTTAACACCTTCAAACTCACGAGGCTCTTTGCCTTTAGACAGGAATGGAGCCAGCTCAGTAGGAATCCACGAGTCAATCTCAAAATACACAGCAAGATCACCTTCTTTGTATAGACCTTTTTGTGCAACAACTTTCCAACCACCAACAATAGCACATTCGATCGCATCTGCACCTTCAATAGGAAGCAGTTGATCAATCTTACGGATAGTAGCGAGTTTACGCATTTTCAATTTCCTTAAACATTAAACAGGTGTTGTGGTACTGGACCAAATAACGAATATAATTGTCGACTCGATGTCGACGCTACAGCGAGCTTCATTCCCTTAATAGCAGCTTGTCCTTTGTAATAAGAACGGGCTATCCGGTTGCGGATAGCACCTCGACTGTTATTACATTGGTAGCAAGCAGCGACTAGATTAGAAGAACATTCAATCTTATGGTGCTTCGGACTAGACCACTTATCAATCAAGTGCTCAGTAGTCGCTTGTTGAGGAGACTTCTTGGTCTGGTTCATTTCACAGCTACAGTAGTAGCACTTATTGTCTTGGCGTGCAATCAAACTAGAAAGAGTCATCTATCAACCCTCAGTATGCAACACCATAAGCATAGAATTTACCGTTGTCGTATTGGCCGGTCTCCCAGCTAACACGACGGTTGCCGCAATCACAGCGGCGATCGACGCCGTCCCAACCAGCACATTCAGACGTCTCATCATCGAATGTGTAGTCGTTGCAATTCATGCCCTCAAACTCGTCTACACCACCGGCATCGATGCCAGCTTGGATTGCTTCTTCAGCAGTGTTGTATCCATCTCGGTTCATAATAACGACTCCCGTTAATCACAATAACCCTATTATACATCATTGTGCATACGTCGTCAACAGGTCAGTTACCCACTGTTCATCAGCGTCACCGAGATCTTTTTCTTCTGTGAAAACAGCCACATCACCAAACTTGGCTAATTTCTTTCCAGCCGCATCATTATCACAAACTGCCACGACCTTTCTATTGAGGCAAGTCAACCAGTTACGAAGGTCCATAGTCGGGTTGTTAGTTAGTACAGCAAGTGCACTATAACCTCTACTGGTCAGCCTAGCAGCATCGAACACACCTTCTGTTAGGAAGATTACGTTAGGTGAAAGGTCAAGCGTTTCTACGCCCCATACAGCAAGTGTAGGCTGCTTTTTGTATGTGTAGTACTTGCCGAGTTTTGGATTGTTGTTCGGCTTCTTCTCGCCTTCTGGTCTATATTGTTGGAAGCCAACCAACTGACCACTAAGGTTCCACAAATAGAACGTGACGACACGTTCCACTTCATCCAATACAGGATGGTGGAGCACTACATCTAAATGTCTGTCTCTCAAGTGATCGGTTAGGGGTTTCATTTAATCCAACAATTCAATTTCTCTTACACGCCACTGCTCATAATCAGGAATCGTATCGTGTCCTGCCTTCTTCCATTGATTTAATTTCTTTCGCTCATCGCGCCGAATCGTCTGACATGCACCTTCATATGTTCTATGAAGGGATATTGTGCCGAATGCAGATTCGTAAATGCAATCATTATACTCTGCTGAATAGATAATCATTCTAATTCTACTCCAAATTCACAACCGCATGCAGTGCTCAGCAAATGGTCAATTTCAGAATGCTCATAAACCGGATCGCTGAAATCTTCCTCACCCTCACGACACATTCCACAGATGTGATTATACAAAGCTTTGCGCAAGTCTTCTTCGGTTGAGTACTCTTGCTCCCAACCAGGGGCAGAGTACTTGATTAAAACAAACTTAGACATCGCCGTCTTTCATCTCTTCTGCTATACTAAATGCAATTTCGATTGCTGATGGTTTTTGAATACCGTCAATCTCATCAACCATACTTTGAAGCAGATCTATTTGGCCTTGCTTCCATCGACGATCGAAATCGTTGAACGAATTATCGCGGATATCTTTATGCCAAAGAATACTAAATTCCAAGTACATTGCAAAGGCATCTATCGGCAACGCTGGATCAATTTTAATAGGAATGTATGGTATTGTCATAGCTTGGTCGCATCACTAAAAATCTTGAGAACATAGATGATACCAACCACAAACAACGTCAGCAACACATACAAAACTTCTTTATCTTCACACATTTCGTGCTCCGAACTTTTTACTCAATCGTTCAAACTCAGCTTTCTCAGCTTCCTCACGTTTGCGGTTGTATTCAGCTTGTTCAAATAAGCGCTGTTTGAATTCAGCATCATTCTCTTCTCGCTCAACGTATAACTCAAACCGAGGCGATGGTTCGCTGTCGTAGTCATAATAAAAGTGTGCGTTATAATCAAGATGTGCATCTGGACCATAGCGCTCGATCAATTCCTGTATACGTTGTAGTGACAAAGATAGTGGACCTTCAAACTCCCAAGTTGAAATCTCTTCCACGCGTTTTTTAATCTTTATACGTTGCGTCATTATTCAACTCCGAAATGCTCTTCAATATCCCAAACAGCGTTAGACATCGCTTCATCTACCAACCAATCAGCATCGATTGCTGCATATTTGCGTTTGTTGATAATACTAATACATTCTTCCATAATCAACAGAGCATATGCATCAAGCGCTTTGCTCAACTGCATGTCGCTCAACTGTGAGTATGTTTCTGGTACGGCCTTATCTAAAGCCTTACCCCACAGTTCATTAAATCGTTTAACCATAATAAGCTCTCCGTTGCGCTTGTTCCTCATAACCTCTACGACATTCATCCCAGTCCTCTTTGTCGACAGCATCGAGAACATCGCTTAGTCCCATTCCATCATCAAACAGCTTCCGACCAATATCATAGGGGTCATAATATTGCTTCCATGCGCGCTCGGCACAGAACGTAGCATCATCAACTGGCTGGTGATCGTATGGATTATTTTGATGGCCGCTTGCACAGTCTCGTTCGTAGTTCCCAGCCATATACGATGCTAGGAATGTACAAACATATTGATCGATGAATTGCTTTTTGTTCATATTAATCTCGAAACATTTTAATCATTGGACCATCGAGTGGGTCGTCGGATGATGTATACACTGGAGTCTGACATTTCTCAATATCAGCTAGGATTAGCTTGAGTTCACCGATGTTGATTTGCAGGTATGCAAGTGTAGCAGCCAGTGCCATACGTTCGCCATTAGTTGCTAACGTCAACGCATACTCCAACTCAACTTCGTGCTTTACCTTGCCGGCGATTGTGTTACGCAGATTTTCTGCTACAGTTTTAATATTCATTGTGCTTCCCTTGCATACTCAGCCAAGCGATCTTCACGCTCACGCTCTGCCTTGGGATCAATGTATGCAGAGTCCAACAGTAGCTGATATGCTAGCTTCTCTAGATTGCTAGGTACCTCGCCCACTGCTGCACGCATAGGGATGCGCTCCAGTTCATCAATGCACTTAGCAACAAAGTCGGCATGCATCTCAATACCAATACCCATGGGGCGTAAGATAACAATAGGCGCGGTGCCCTTCGGTTGCAGCTCTTGGCGCATGCGTTCAATGATATTCAAATTCATTCTTCGCTCCACCACTGGATGTTGAGAGCCGTCAACACATCACGGGCCAACATTACTTCACCAGCATGTACGCCGACCTGGAATGCATCATCAACATTGCCGCCAGCATAATCATCGACGATCTTATCTTCAGATTCATCATCATAAAAGCACTCACTACCAGCGAGCTTCTTCAATCGTTCAATTAGTTCAACGTTCATAACAATTCCTTTTGATATAACGTATTATACACAAAAAGGAAAGGCCACACAACGGTGGCCTTTCGTGCTAGCTAGTAGCTATTACTTGCGAGTATTGGCTCGTACTTCATCGAAGGTATATTCTTTGACCAGTTTACCATCGCGGTAGACTTCGTCCAGCGCGTTAGTCCAACCACCAATCCCTTTGTCAGACCAGCCAGTAGGAGCAGATACGCTAGAAGCGAATTCACCACCACTATTAGTCCACAGAGAGACACGACCTGCTTTCGAGCGCTTGCCACTATCAGTGACCGGATCTTTTTGAACATCGACCCAATCTCCATTGATAAGAGCAGCAGAACACTTCATTGCGAATCGTTGGGTGTCACGATCAATCTGTTGTAACAATGCGCCACCCATACCAAACGCAATATTATCAGCAGACCAACCCATGGCCATAAAAGCCCCAAGAATACTACGAATGCTAAGCTCATTAACTCCGTCGCCCTGGATGAGGCGAACGTTGTTGAGGACTTTGAATCCTTTGGCGTTTGTTGTGTAACCAAATTTCTCTCCTAAGATTTCAATCAGCTGTTTATTAACGCTGACTGGATCCCCGCTATCAGGACGAATAACCACAGTTGCGCCACTTGCAATAACTCGATCACGGAGCTCGGTGCCCCACAAGTTACGGACAGCATTGTAGATATCATAAGAATCAGAAACGACAGCGAGAATAGCACCAGGCTTCGCGAACTGAGTGAGCATGTTTTCATATGCTTTTACTTCGTTGTCACGACCCCAAGAAGTGATAGTGCTGTGCTCTGCGGCAGGAATGCTAAAGCCAGCGATCCCAGCGTTATAGTACTCACGAGCAAACAATACACCGCTAATAGTATCCGATCCCATAAAGTTGACAAGGTGAGCTGCCCCGCCAATGCCAGCACTCTCCATAGAAGATACGCCTCGAGCACCGAAATCGTGCAACTTAAAATCAATAGAAGTGGGATCACCAGTTTTCTCCAAATAGTCAGCAATCACTTGCTTAATACTCCAGCTTTGAGTAGCTACAGTCGTACCATACCATACAGCACGAAGCAATGCAGTCTCAAGCCAAGTTGTCAACCAGAAACATTCTGGATCAGTATTTTCAATAGTAGCAAGTACGTTGCTAACAGGAACCACAGTACCTTCAGGAACGGCACGGATAACGACAGGAAGATAGCCGTTGTATTTGTCTACAATATACTGCCAACCTTCGCGGTTAAACGGTTCACCGTGAGCTGTCAGAATCTCGTCTGCAATCTCAATGTCCATTTGGTTGATTGGGGTAAGCAAGTATTCTTTAATGAATGCCTGCAGCCCAAACATTACAGTCTTATCGTAGCGACCACCACGAGACTCAATGTAGCTGTATACACCAGTAGTACCAGCAGGATACTGTTTGAACATTGACACTTTGTAGCTGTCAGTATTCAGGATAATGTTTTTTGCTAAACGCATGATAAGCTCCTTATCGTTAATCGGCCAGTCGGTCTATCCTTTGGCCTTGACTTGATTATACATCAGTTAGAGGTCGATGTCAACACCTGTTTTGCTTGAATCCATTGTGGAAGTTTATTATGCAATTCTTCTACCACCATGTTTAAGTCATCGAATAATGGGATAATGAATCTATCACACACTACGTCGATGTTTCCTTTGCGCCAGAATCCTTCTGGGCAGCACACTATGATGTGTTTCGTTGTGTTGGCATATAATCCAAATTCTAGTAATGAAATGGGACTCATTGTACCAGGTACGAAGTAGTACATAATAAGGTCAGCTGCTTCGAGAGCATCTAACTCCCAATCCACCTGTCCTTTAAATGTTGTGTTATTGATTGATTGTTTCGTGTTCCAGTCCCAACCATCACGTCGTGGGTTGAGTAACACTAAGTTATCGCTATAGTCTTCAAATGTTTTTGAAATACGATATTGCCAATCTTCTGCCTTACCCATTTCAATCGAGCCGGCAAGGAATATAGAGAATTTATTACCTACGTCGATGGGTGCTGGGGGTTTGAGAACTATCATGCAAACTCCACTAATGTTACCGAACCGCCACGATTTGTGCAGTCTTGTGCAAACTTTTCAATCATTGGCATGATACGCTCTGGGTC